AATACTATACGATTTGCTGCATCTGTGCAAGCATGTCCAACGTGTTTAATTTGAGATGGAAACACAACCAAAGTATTTTCTTGACTGTATATCACATCATTTACATCTTCAAACTTTGTGTAACCATTATTGGTATTCACATAGTATATTGCAGTTTCACAAGCTACAGGGAAGTCAGCATGATAATCACCCAACTGAACATTTGTAGATTGTCTTGGGTTTAAATTTGCCTTTGCCCTGTAGAGAACTCCATAAAGATTCTCGTCAGGACCCTTGCCCATGAGTTTAGTTAGGATAGGTTCCAATGCAGGATAACCATCACTTGTGCTACCACGATTGTGACAGAAAAAGGTATGGGTGAACTGTCCTAAGTCCAACTGTGACTGATAAGTTATAGACGGATTCCAAAACCAAGGGAAGATATCTCCTCCCACAAAGTCTTGAAATGTCTTGAACTCATCCTCTGGTAGAAAGTTCTCGAATACCTTAATCAAAGGTCGCCTTCCTTCCTGTTTTCAGAATAGTACACATCAAATGTACCATCAGGATAACGAGATGAGAGTTTCTCTACATTCATTTGCAGGATCTCATGGAAACCAATGTCAAGACCAATACATGCTTGTGCAACATACCACATGATGTCACCAAGTTCACGTTTCATATGGTACAGATTTTCTTCGCTAGGTTCTTTACCTTGGAATACAATCTTCTTTACAATCTCAGTGAATTCACCAGACTCGGCACACAAACCAACTGCCGCAGTAAGCAGTCTTTCGGGAGGGAAACCTGCACCTTGCAATTCTTGAGCACGGTAAACAAATGCTTCATTGTCTTTACTTTGTTGCGACGTGACTGCATCTACAAAATCCAGATACTTCTTTGGGTCAATCATACTTCAGTTCATTAAATGATTTTTTGGCGGTGAATCGTTTTACTAGATCCACTTTTTCTTGTTCTTGTCCAGAGTCAACGATGTCCTCTTGAGCAGAATCCTCTACATCATACAGTCTCATCTTCGCTCTGTCAATACCGATACAGAATCTTTTGTTCATTGTCGGATCATTGTATCTATTCTTCAACTGCTTAACCATAATCTGATTCATGCCTTCTAACTCCTCGGTAGAAATAAGGGCAAACATAAGATCAGCAGTAGCAGGGAGACCAAAGGACTCACTAGTATCAGTAAGGTCAACATCAGTGCTGCCATAACCTGAACGAGTGGTTTGCGTAGCAGAGACAATAGGAACGCCGCACTCACAGGCAAGACCCCTAAGTTCTTCAGCGATTGCCTTGACATAAGTGTACGAGTTGACAACCGCCCCCCTATATCTCTCGGAAGCGCATATATTAAGGTAGTCCACGAAAATAATATCGGGTTTAAATGCCCGCTTAAGAGCAAGATCACTAAGGAGAGACTTAAAATGTCCGACATGTGCTGATGCCGTTGGGTATTCTTTAATTATAAGTTTACCTTGTGTTTTCTTAGCAAGTGTTGCGATCTTCTTATCAAACATAACTTTGGGTAGATCCGAAAGTTGTTGAATAGGAATGTTCAAAAGGTTTGCATCAATCCGCTCTGCGATCTTTTCCTCTGCCATCTCCATAGTAATGTACAAAACGTTCTTGCCTTGCAAGAGTACACTACTAGCGACGTGGCACATGAACAAAGACTTACCGACACCAGTGCCAGCCAAAGCAATATTAAGACTTTTATTGACCAGACCACCCTTGGTAATCTTGTCGAACATTGAGAGATTGAATGGAATCTTGTCTTCTTTTCTATGGTAGAAATCATAACGGGATTCTGCATCTGAGACATAATCATGTCCTACATGCGAGTCGAACGAGACCCCAAGAGCTTCCGAAAGAATGGACGGAATAGCACCTTTATCACGTTTGGAATCTTGACCGTCAGCAATCTTGACAGATTCCATAAGCGATAAGTAAATCGCACGCTCTTGACACCACTTTTCCGTAGTATCAACGAGCCAATCATAGTCTGCGGGATCATTGGAAAGGACATTTAAAACCTCAAGGACTTCTTTAAACTGTTCCTCTGTCAGGTCAGTTCTTTCCTGACATTCAATGCTAAGTGCATTGAGAGATGGTAGTGTGTCATACTGACTTACATACTCGTGAATCTCCAAAAAGATTACCTTGAACTGCCTTGAAGTAAAGTATTCAGACTTCAAAAATGGAAGCACTTTACGAGTATATTTCTCATTAGTAATGAGATCGTTTAGGATAGTGACTTCAAGATCGTTCATAGGTAGTGAAGATAAGTTCCGAGAATGTATTTGTTACCTTTAATAACTGGTCTGCCTGCATGACGGAACATCCAAGTGGGAGGGAACAGTAACATTCTACCACACTTAGGTGCAACACTGTGACCAATCTTAGGAAAGTCTGTAGTGCCGCCTTCCTTAACGTCATTCAGGTATAGGAAACACACAAGAAATCTGCGAGCAGAGGAATGATCGCCAACATCAACATGATCGGTAAACTCATCATCTGTGCCAGCGACATACCTCTTGACTCGGAACTCCTCAAAGACGTACTTTGGAGGAAAGTCCATGTCTCTTAGATCAAGTTCATCCATGTAGCGATTCACTACATTGATAAAGTATTGTTGTCCCTGTTGTTGAGGAATCATCCATCTGGTATTCCTCTCATTGTACTGCGCCGACATATTCAGTTCAGTAAATGTAGGACACTTGTCTCTACTTACTGGATTCTGATTATGTTCTTCAAATTCAAAACTTTTGATGATATCGTCACAGAATTCTCTATCGACTACATCATCATACACTTTGATATAATCGATTAACTTATCCACCGTAACGGAACTCCTTCGCTGCTGCCTCATCCAACGCCTGCATTACTTCTGGCGTGAAGTATTTCTCGGGATCAGAGAGAATAGACTTAGGGTAAACAGTAGATTCACCAACAACGATCCTATTCCCCCGCTTGGTGAATACTCCGTATTTCTCACCCAGTTCCAATAGTCCGTAATAGCGGTCAAGTCCACGGTCGTAATAAAGACGTGTTTCAACCTGCGAATTCTCCTTTGTTAATCTTGATTTGTGTGCTTTGCATTTGATAATATTTCCAACAACCTCCGTACCATCCTTTTCCTTCTTTTTTGATAGATATATAATTGTTGATGAAGCATATTTAAGTCCACTTCCACCTCCCATTTCCTTAGTAGGAATATAAGATCCGATTACATCATATGTATGATTAGTAACCAGCATTGGGACATTTGCTTTACCTAATTTAAGCGTTAGCACACGAAACGCACCTTTAATCAACTGTGATTTTGTCATATCCCGAACTGCCTTCGCGTCGGCAACATCCTGAACTTCCTTCATGGATGAAAGCATACCTAGAGAATCCAGAACAAACATCATGGGTTGACGGTTTGCTTCGTCTTGTTCCATATACTTGTCAAGGATACGGCATGACTGAGTACGAAATTCTTCGATAGTAGATACAGGTACAATCATCATACGATCAGATGGGATACCACGATCTTCAATCATCTGCCTAGAAATAGCAGACTCAGACTCAAAGTAAATTACTCCAGCATCGGGATTTGATTCAAGAAAATGCTGGACAATCCCAAGACAAAAGAAAGTCTTGCCAGTAGAAGACTCACCCGCGATAGCAGTAATTTTGTTTGAGGGGACTCCACCGTAGATTGAACCGCTAACCAAAGCATTGAAAATGTAACTACCAGTGTCAATGTAATCAGCAGTGTCTCCTGCTGCGACACCATCGCTAACAAGTCCTGCATACTCATTGCCAATCTCCTTTGCAACATCTTTTAAAAAACTCACTCTTTAACCTCTAGTAAAGTTGTAATGTAATTAGAACGTTTCATGGCACGTTCAAACCATTCTGCCTCCTTGTGATCATTAAATACTTTTTCTTCTCTAGGTGAGAAACCAAAAGCACTTTGGTAAGTCACAATAAATTTTGATGTGTTCATCCGAATAGAAACTCCAGTGATGCTACTTTTTCAGGTTGCCATCCAATAACATCCATGATTACTTTGATCGGGTCAAGGAAACTCTTAGAGAATTGTAGATCATAATCCACCTGTTTGTCAAGTGCAAACTCCTTCGGGAACGTATTCAGATAACTGATGACGTTCTCCCCGATTTTGTTGGGCGTTTTTAGATACACAAACTTGATCTTTTCTCCGTCTTGGATCAAGGGATACTTGTGAGTAAGTTTGTTTTTCTTGTTATGGAAGTTATACAGCAGTGCTCCTCTAACGTGAATGGGTGTGCCTTTGCTATAGATGGTCGATGGGTTCGACCACTTATTTATGCCATTGCATCCACGAGGGAAAGAGATATCTTCAATCGGCAATGATGAAAACTCCTCTCTAAAATCAGAAATAAATTTCTGTGCCGATTCTTCATCTTGATTCATGATCACCGTCAGACAATCCTTAATGGATGTCCTACAAGCGGCGGGAGTAGAGGACTTGACTGCCTCAATGCCCATCATCTTGAGTTTAGGTTTATCATAACGGACACCCTCGCTGTCCCAAACATTGAGGATGTATCGTTTCTTTGCAGTCCAGATTCCTTTCTCAGCGATGTTCTCTCGCTTCATGAACATCTTCTGCTCATAGGCACCAACGTATGATGCTAGTTGTTGATAGGATTTGTCGATGAAGGGTTCGATGCGTTCTTTACATGCGGTGTCAAGGAAATTGACGATCCTCTCTGCAGGAACTTCTTTACCATCAAATACTGAGCGAACAAGTAGATCAAGACAGACGTAGATACTGTCAGTATCGGAAGCAATAACATAATCGTGATCCTCTGTTTTAAGTAGTTTGTTTAGATATTGATTTACTTTGCCTTCGATCCAACGAATCGAGACTTGACCCGAGAGAGTGATCGCCTCAGCATTTGCCAGATTGTAATATCGGAAGTATTGGTTTCCGATGGCACCATAGGCACTGTTGAGTTGGATCTTTCGTGCCATTTGGATGTTGTTGAACTTTGATATATCTTTTTGTAGTGCCACGGTTTCTGCAGATGTGGTGGCATGTTCAAGAGCTTGCTTAGACTTAAGCATTCTCTTCTTGTAAATGGTCCGTTCATCGTAGATCTTCTGCATCATTTCTGGTAGGAACCCATGAATGTCCTTACGGTATTGAGCACCGTTAGCACATACACAGTAATCGCCATCGACATCTAGTTCCTCTTTAAGGATTCGATCAACTGTAGCTGACGGATGCTTGGCGTCGAGGAGTGTCTCTGGCGAGATGTTGTACTGCATAATAAGATGAGGGTACAAGCTATTAAGGTCAAAAGACACAACCCAATTATAGAGTCCTGGTTTCGGTTCTTTAACATAAGCACCTGCGTATTTTTCATCCTTTTTAGATCCCTTACGAGGGGGCACTACAACATCACGATCTTTTAGATAGTTATATATCATCGTGTCCCACATACGGACCTGACTATACACATCTTCAAAGTTTACCTTGGCATCATACGCCATTGTGATGGCGAGTTCCAACAACTTCATCTTGTCTTCAAGACGGTCAATCAGTTCAACGTCTTGGATGTTGTACTCCATGAACTTCTGCCAATCAGAGGTATAGAAATCCTTGAAGTTCTCGTATTCAGAGTGATCAACTTTTCGTTGACCGAGTTCGACGAAAGCGATATGGTCAAGTCTGTAAGACTCTTGATTTGAGTATGTAAACTTTCGATATAGATCCAGATAGTCAAGAATATTGACACCAGAGATATCGTAAGCATAATTTTTCCTACCTTGGACATAAACTTCCCTCTCGTTTGCGCGGTTCCATGGGGACAGACTTCTCATCCATTTCTCCCCAAGTACACGATTAACCCTACGGGCGATATATGGAACGTCATACAGATTCACGTTCCAACCTGTAAGGATATCAGGTGTATTCTGTGTCCACCATCCAAGGAAATGGTTCAACATCTCATTCTCTGTCCAGAAGATGTGTGACTTCACACCATCAGGTGCTTCAAATTCACGAGTTGCCCAACAAAAATATTCCTTGGTCACCATATCTTTGACGGTGATAGACAGCATTTCTTCTGCTGCTTCTTCTACGTTGGGGAATCCGTTCTCACACTGCACCTCAATATCAAGTGCAAAGATCTTCATCTGACTAATGTCGTAGTTTACTTCTTTAGGATATTCTTGAGAAATAAACTGATAAACATAACGTTCGTATCCATGAACTTTGAATCCATCGACACCTTCGTATTGTTGAATAAACTCTCTTGCGTCTTTAGCAGAATCAAACTTTACTGGTTTGACATACTCGCCATTTAGAGTTTGATACTTCTCCTTTTTATTGGAGGGCACAAATAATGTAGGCGAAAAATGGGCACGAGATTGAACTGGTTGCCCATTCTCGTACCCTCGGTACAGGATTGTATTGCCTGCTAGTTGGACGTTCGTGTAGAACCTACTCATTCGCTGCTTTGTACTCCTCGGCAATTTGTTCTGATGGATCTACTATAGTCAAGACTGACTCAGATGTCAAGAACAAGTCACGTTGCGAAGCAAATGCAGGGAACGGTTCAAGTTTTCCTTCAGGAGAAATCTTAAAACATTTCTCAATTAGGATGGAGGGTTCTTCATCTAACTCGGTGATCTTACCGATCAGATACTCACTCCTGTTCGTCATTAACAGAATCTTCAGGTTCGATTCCATGTGTTGCCTCCACCAGTTCTTTATACTTTTTGAGTACATCGTCATGTGTTTCGTATGCACTAATGATTTCATCGTATCGAACGATGATCTTATGTTCCTTCGCTAATGGTGCAAAAGGTTCCATGGTGATTTCAGGATTACTGATCTTATGGATCTGACCTTCATCATCCTCGGCATTGATACCATCAGAAATCCAGATTGTGTATGGATGAATCATTTGATATCCGAGAACTTTTTGCTCTCCTTCTGCAGAGATTTCTCGGATGTCACAGATAACATCTTCACCGTTTCTTGTTCTTACGATTCTTACGCTCATTTGTTCTTTGTGAAATAGTAAATGCTGCTTCTTTAATTACGTCCTTTAGGACTTTGTAATCAGATGTTTCCTTTTGTTCCGCAATAGGACGGACCAATCTCATTATATCATCGATACAGTGTGATGGCAAGTCCAATGTCAGGAGATCCGATTCTCCCTCATAGTTATTCGGTTTTAGGTTTAGATAGATGTTCATACTAACCTCAAATAAAAAGAGACCCTCAGCGGGTCTCTTCTGTTGTATTTTATATAGTCGTCAATAGAGTTCCTCTTCTTTCTCACTATAAATCACAACATCAGATGTGGGATATGCTACACATGTTAGCACGAATCCCGCTTCTAGTTGATCATCATCAAGGAAAGATTGGTCTTCTTGATTAACTGTACCGCTTTCGATTTTACCAGCACATGTAGAACATGCACCAGCACGACAGGAATATGGCATATCAATTCCTGCCTCTTCAGCAGCGTCAAGGATATATTCATCCTCTGGACATTCAAAACTTGTAGCGGTGCCGTCAGGTTGTTTAATAGTTACGTTCATTGGTTAAGTTTGACACAAGCATCATTATATATCACCAATCCTCTCCGTAACTTTTACACGTCGCTTTGTTTTCATCTGAAGACTTACACCATTGTCTGACATAAGCATCTGCATCATTGCTCATATGAAAATGAGCATGGTTATGCAGTAGTCCGATCATGATCAACATTCCTACAGACAGGATATTAAAGTGTGTCGCTGGATGCATCAGCATCACCTTCAGGTAATGCAGGATCTTGGATTTCATAAACTTTGTGCTTCTGGTGATCAGGGATAATCCTTCTCAATTCTACCACTAGCAATCCATTGTTGAAAGTGACTGTGCCGATTTCGACATCATCTGATAGGTTAAACCCTCTTGCGAATGAGCGAGATGACACACCCTTATGTAGATACTCTTCCTCTACCTTCTTATCTTTTCTTGATTTTATTACAAGAACATTACTTTCAGTAGTAACTTCGATATCTTCTTTTGACCAACCAGCAAGTGCTAATTCAATTCTCCACTTGATTTCTGATTCTTTGACAATGTTGTATGGGGGATATGATTCGTTAACTGATCCCGTCCCATAGGAATGCAGTCTGTAAAATAAATCGTCCATGCCTACACTGTAGCGTTGTGTAGCATCTACGATGGCACCAAGATCTTTACTGGTGAACTTTCTAAGTCCAGTCATTTGTTATGCTCCTTTTATAAGCGAGTTTGTATGTGTGATCCCCGAAGGCAATCATTATTATTTAACAGTCTTATCCTGTAACACGAGGTGTACATGCCGAACGTAATTGTAACGTTTTCCGCATATACATATAGTAGGATCCCTCTCGATGGAAAAATGAAGAAATTTTTACCATTCATCATGATCATGATGGCAGTGCCTGCAGCAAAAGCAGACCTTACCCATCGACTCTCGTCCAGCGTTCAACTGCAAGTGAATTCCGCAGCAACGCAAGCTACAAGACTCGGAAATTCCTATGCGATTTCTGGTAACAACGTGAATACTACGGACGGTACAACTGCAGGAACTATCTCCACAGGTGCTGTCACCTCTGGTATATATTCTCCTGGTGCTATTGTAGCAACCCAAAAAACTGCAGGAGAGGCGTTTAGCTTTAGTGCTAGTTTCACCCAAGCTGATGTCATTCCTACTAGTGCAGCGACTACTGGAGAAATTCAGAACTTCGGCAACATGACAAGTAATGCAGCTGGAACCGCTGGGAACCTAGCTGGAACAATTGACTCTTTAGGAAAGATGTCATTAACCGCTGGAGGGGCAGGTACAAGTGCAATTGGCCAATTCTCTAGTGATATCATTATCAAGTAAGGAGAATCCTCGTGAGCATCCTTTCTGGAAAGACAATCACATATATTGCGACAAGTGCGGCGGCAGTCTTAGTTACTGCTGCCGATGTATTGGCGGTCCCCGTGGTCCCAAACTTCCAGCAAGGCCAGATGACGACTCACACAGAGACGACTTCAGAAGTGGTTGAGGTCATAAATTCCATGGACTATAACACGGGCTATACATATAGTGTAAGTGGACATGGAGTTGAACCTCAAAGCGGCACCAATATAACACCGTCTGGCACTGAATCAATCAATGTACAGGCACCTTCATCATCAACTAATAGTAATGGAATCTCTTCGACATGGACAGGATTGAACATGGGAACACGACCAGCGTGGAAGCAAAGCACACCTGGCGGTCAATTTTCTTTCGTCGAGTCGTACATGGCACCAGGTCTCTCGAATCATACGATCATCGAAAGAACAACAAAAATTCAAAGCGTAACAGATACCACAAGTATCTTTACCCAGTAATAGCACTTCTATGTGCAACGCCTGTCAATGCTGAGACAGTTGGCGGAGTATCTGCTACTGCAGCTCCCGTCGCGAATAGTTCGGGCTCAGTCACCAACCAGGCAATTCAGGTTTTACAAGGTCCGTACATAACTAACCAATATGGAGATGGCATTAGTTGCCAAGGACCCACACTTAACTTCACTCCATATGTTACACGAAGCACTTCTTGGCAGTTTCCCTATGAGAGTCACTATGCTGACCCTGTATATAACATGCTCGACCTTACTGGGGATTTTGATGATGATAATAACCCTATACCAGACGGGATACCTGACAATCCAGGTGACATCCTCTACTATCGAGATATCAGAACGGGACAAAAAGATAACTACAACTGGAATGCAGGATTCTCGGCAACAATCTCGTGGCCATTAGATCGTAAACAACAAGAACTCTGTAAAGAAGCAGCACAAAATCATAATGAATTGCGTGGTCAAATTCTTGCTAATCGTAGATTAGAATTTGAGCTTACAAGATTAACCAAATGTGGTGAGTTAGCACAAAAAGGAATCTCCTTCGCAAAATGGAGTCCTTACTATAGACTATGCCAAGATGTACAAGTTCAAAATGTGACAGGTGTACCTCAGCATAGACATACTATTCCTAATCAGAAAATTTCTACTGATGCAAATGATTTGAAAGAAGTTTCTATACCTTAATTACTTTTTCTTTTTGGGTTGCTTGAGTTCAGGCAACCCTTTCTTTTCTCTATACTTATTAGCACGAATCTCATTAGCAGATAACTTAGGAGGTTCTTTTCCTAATGCCTTCTTGATCTTTTTAATTATCTGTTTAACAATAGGTTTGACAATCTTCAATAAGAAAGGAGTTGCAGTTGCTGCAGCAGTTGCGATAACAGTGATACCTACTGTAGTTGTAACTTGTCCTGTTGATGGAACTGCTTTGATAACCTGATCAACAATCTCTAAATCATCTTTGATTGCGACACACTGGTTTTCAATAAATTTATACTCTACAATCTTTTTCTTACCAGCATCAGTCAACGTACCTACAGGTGCTTCTATCTTCTGCACTTCTGTAGGGCATTGTGGTGCTGGTGGTATTTTAGGTGTATCAGGAACAATAGGTTCAGGAGGTGGAATCTTAGGAGGTTCTACCTTTTCTGTTTCAAACTCAATTTTATCTTTGTCGTAATCAATAGGATCGAATGACGGCACACCAGAATCACAGAAGACCTTAACACCTCTTGGGTCATCAATCTTCAGTGATTCTTTATTACTATCATGTGCAGTAACACAACCAGGTATATTAATGATTGGCACACCAATCTGAGAGGTTACTGGAGGCACAGGCGGAATAACCGTAGGTGCTTCTTTTAACCACTCAGGTGTGTATACTCTTGGTATCTCTCTTATGCCTACCCTGTTATGGGGTATTACTATCTTTGGTATCTCCATCCTCACAGTCCTCACTTAATTCAGTAGCAATTTCACCACCCACATCAGCACCCTTATCAGCGCCGAAGAGGGCAACCAGACCGCCTAGAACAGGTCCAACAAAAGGTATACCTGTGACATAACCAGCAGCAGCGGCACCCATACTAGCGCCGACGACACGACCAGTCTGTTTGCCACCGCCCACCGCTTCGATACATGCGACGTTGGCAGCGGTTAACTTTCCCTCGGAGTTCGCTCCCAAATGGCGAGCACCATCCATAGTGTACTGTTCTTCATAGGTGACATTAGATTTACCACCGATACCGAAGAATCCATTAGTCTTATCAACATATTTGTTGACACCCATGACCTTAGGATCATTGGAACGATACTTAATGCTATAACCGTCTTGACTCACGCTTGCTTCATAAGCAGAGTAATCACCCACAGGAGGATTGATAACTGGTAATTTTTTAGAATTCCAGATCATTCCAATCATACCAAGATGAGCGATGCCAAAGGCACCACCCAAAATAGCAACTAGGATGTTAGTAGGTTTCATGGCATTGTGGGAAGATAATCCCCTCCTAGAGGTACAGCAGGTCCACTTACGTCAGGCAGTCCTGCATCCAAGATGTCAGGAACCGCATCGGAGATAGCACCGATAGCACCACCAGCAAGAGTATCAGTTAGATTCTTGATGAGTGCATCTTTTTGTACATAAACATATACTCCACCACCAACGATGCCTGCGACACCGACGAATGAGAGCACTGCTAAAGTGTTAATAATTTTTTGCATGATTACATTTTGTAGGTTTCATCTGTGACGATCTTGATCGGTCCTTGCTCAACTCTAATGACTTGTGCAGGTGCAGTTTCTTTTGCTGCAGCGATCAGTTTCTCCATGTCTTCCTTTGTAATTCCTCCACCAGAACTGCCGCCATTAGCAACAGCACCTTTCTTAGCGGTCTGGACCCCGAACGTAGCTAAAACCCCAGTAAAAACCGAAGCTATGAAAGTTGGATCGAGATCTTGTTTTGGAATTTGGAGTGCTTTTGGCAATTCAACATACGCTAACGTGAGAATACCACCAGACCATATCAAAATACCAAGTCTCACAAATGTAGACAGAATTGCCAACTGTTCTTCTTTGTCCTCAGATGCTTCTTTGAGTTTATCGAGGATGCCTTTCTTTTTAGGTTCCTCCTTCTTCTTCGCTTCTTCCGACATAAGTCAACAATGTATGGCAGCTCTATTTAGGATTCTGGAACCTGTCTTTTTTTGCCGATATTATACTTGGACTCAAGGGACCATTCTCCCTTTTCTTTAAATGCAATGACTTTAATCTGACTGAGAGGAGCAGCGTCCTTTATTAAATTTTCTTTAACAATTTCAATAAGACCCCAATCAGAAAGTAACTTAATAATTCTGTTTCTACGTTGCACATCATTCTCAG